GAGCAGATGGCCAAGATGCAAGATCCGGTTATTCAACAGCAGAACCGGGAGCTTGATCTTAGGGAAGCTCAGATTGAGTCTAAGGTTAAAACCGATGCGGCCAAGATTGCGGCAGACCTCAAGAAGGCAGAAGACCGAAACGAAATTGAGAAAGAAAGAATTTCGTCTCAAGAATTTCTTACAGGTCTTAAGGTGGGTAGCGATGTTGGTTTGGCCCATGCGGAAATGTCTGACAAGAATGATGAAAGAACAGCCAAGGAACTTCTTGAAGGAGTCAATACAGGAATAAAAATGGCTGAAAAAATTAAAGAGATGAGAGAGGAATAGTGGCTAAAAGCTGGAGTGAGCTTTTTAAAGAAAAGCTTAGAGAAAACATGAACAACAAGGCTGACGATTTGGCCACGGGTTGTGCTTCTGATTTCGCTGATTATAAATATCATGTAGGCGTAATTGAAGGTCTAGCTTTAGCCGAGAGGGAATTTCTAGATATTATTGAGCGAATAGAAAAAGATGTTTAGAACACTTTTGTTTTTGCTTTTAGTTCCATCTGCATCTTTCGCTGAAGAAGAAAAATTCTGTTGGAGCAACGATCAAGATATAGAGGGTATGTACATTTCTGGAACATTTGTAAGTGGAGAGTATGTAAATCCTCCGTTTGCAGTAAGTGACAATCAAATAGATGAATGCATTAGTTTAGAGATACCTAAATTATTTTGTGTATCTAGATTGGCTAAAGAAACATCGTTATCAACTTGCAGGTCTGAGGATGTCATGACTTGCATTTATGACAAAAACAAAGACGGTGCTGTAGGTTTAGATGATCTTGGCATTGTCATATCAGAATTTTTAAACATTTACCTTGGCGGTACATGTTTGTAAAAAATCACCCATGTAGGGTGCCTGGGTTTCTGCCGTACCCAAAACGGTTGCAATCAGCGAAAGCTGCAAAAGGACAGAAATGACTGAAGAGTCTGAAGAATTAGAGGAGTACCATTCAGTTCTAAAAAAAGCAGGCGATAAATTGCCCAAGCCAAGTGGTTGGAAAATTCTAATCGCAGTTCCCAAAGCAAAGCAAAAAACCGAGGGCGGCATCTACAAACCTGAGGAAGCTATGCATGTTGAAGAAATAGGGACCATCATTGGCCTTGTTCTTCAATTGGGAGATCTAGCTTATAAAGATCAAAAAAAGTTCCCTTCCGGGCCATGGTGCCATCGCGGTGATTACATCGTGATGCGAACGTACTCTGGAACCCGCTTCATGGTAGGGGAACAGGAATTCCGACTAATCAATGATGACACAGTTGAGGCTGTTGTTGACGATCCTAGAGGGGTTGCAAAAGTAATATGAGCAATGAACAACTTGTTTCTTCTCCGAGAGGGGATGCACGCGAGCAAGAAGTTGATATGAATGCGAACGAACCGGAAGTTGAAATTGATATTTTTGATGACACGCCGGAAGAGGATCGGAATCGCCGAGCCCCTGAAGGTTCTGCTCAAGCGGACCACGAAGAAGAACTGAGTAATGTCAGTCAGTCGGTTCAAAAAAGAATCAAAAAACTCAAGTTCGATTACCATGAAGAACGCAGAGGGAAAGATGCTGCGGCAAGAATGCGCGATGAAGCTGTGACCTATGCCCAGAGAGTGGCCGAGGAAAACAAGCAACTTCGTGATCTTCTGAATCGTGGCGAAAAAGTTTTGATTGATGAAGTCAAGACTCGTACAGAGAAAGATGTTTCAGCAGCAAAGGAAAGACTTAAACGAGCCCATGAAGAAGGTGACTCTGAAGCCCTAGCGGACGCCCAGGAATTACTGGCCCGTGCTTCGTATGATGCACAAAAAGCTTCAGAATACTCACCCGTTTCAGAGCCGCCCTCGGCTCAAGAGCAGGAACAGCCGCAGCCGCAAGTTCAGCAGCGACCTCCTGTCCCTGACCCGAAAGCAGCCCAATGGGCTCAAAGAAATCCCTGGTTCCAGACCGACAGAGAGATGACGGCTTTCGCCTTTGCCGTTCATGAAGATTTGGTTTCCAGTGGTGTTAGTCCTGCAAGTGGTGATTACTACGGACGGATTGACAGAAAGATGCGGGAAAGATTTCCCGAAAAATTCGGGGAGGCAGATGAAACCGATGTATCGGTGGATGCACCAAGCCTTCGTCAGGATGAGACTCCCCGAAAACCTTCGACGGTGGTGGCACCTGCAAGGCGAACTACGGGTGCGAAATCGCGCAAAATCAAAATGACGAAGACTCAAGTGCTACTCGCAAAGCGCCTGGGTATTAGTCCTGAGCAGTACGCCAAACAGGTTTTGGAACTGGAGAAAGCAAATGGTTGATAAGACTAAGCTTGATGAGGAACAGGATCCTCGCGCAAAACGTGAGCATGAATCCAGAGAGGTGAATGCTCGCCCTGATACATGGACTCCCCCGAGTGTTCTTCCGACACCGGATCCGCAGGATGGTTATGTCTTCCGATGGATTCGCACCTCAATGCGAGGTGAATCGGATAACACAAATGTTTCCCGGAAGTACCGGGAAGGATGGGAGCCTGTTCGCTTGGAAGATCACCCTGAGCTTCGTTTGATTCCGGATATTGATACCCGGTTTGATGGCGCGGCTGTAGTGGGTGGCTTGATGCTTTGTAAAAATTCTGCTGAAAAGATGAAACAGAGGCAGGAATATATAAACAAGGTAAACCAAGAACAGATGGATGCCGTGGATCAGAGTTTTATGCGTGAACAAGATGCGAGAATGCCTTTGCTCCCCCCGGAGCGGAGAACTCGCGTTTCGTTTGGCGACGGCTCTTAGGAGAAGTACTCCTAATCAGGCCGTTGCCTGATGATAAGGAGAAGTAATTATGGCTACCCATGGTGGTCTTAGGACTGACAGTTCGGTCATTACTGGCTCTTCGGTTACTCGCGCTTTCAAGATTTTGAATGGCGATGCTACTGATATGCTTCAGGGTGACTTGATGAAAATGAATGCCGCTGGTTACGTTGAGCCCAGTACGGCTGTGTCAGACGTAGCAATTGTTGGTGTTTTTGTTGGTTGTGAATATACAAATTCTGAAGGAGAGCGTGTTTGGTCTAATAAGTACACAGACAACATTTCTCGTGACGATACAATGGCATTTGTAAATGTGAATCCTTTTCAGCTTTACAAGATTGCTATTGCAAATGGTGATACTGATACGACTTTGGATCAGTCGTCAATCGGTATTTCTTATGATATTGAGTACAACACTGGGGATACCACTCTTGGTTTGAGTGGTATGACTATTGACTCTGGTGAAACTCCCGGCGCAACGGCTCAGTTGCGTGTCGTTGCTCTTACAAACGATGACGGAGTTGATTACCTGACTCAGGCAACAGCAACAACATACTCAACTGCTATTGTTCAAATTGATCCTGCTACAAGCTTTTGGCTTGGCGTTGGCGTTTAGGAAAGGAGTAATTAATCATGGCTATTTCACGCGCACAAATGATGAAAGAACTCCTTCCCGGACTCAATGCACTGTTTGGGTTGGAGTACGATACTTACGAAAACGAGCATGAAGACATCTACGAAATGGAGTCTTCGGATCGGGCCTTTGAAGAGGAAGTTCAGCTTTCTGGGTTCGGTGCTGCTCCGGTGAAGTCGGAAGGTTCCGCTATCGCTTATGATACGGCACAGGAAGCTTTCACCGCCCGTTACAACCATGAAACGGTTGCAATGGGATTTGCGATTACGGAAGAAGCCGTTGAGGATAACCTCTACGACTCGCTTTCTGCTCGCTACACAAAGGCCCTTGCGCGAGCAATGGCTAGCACCAAGCAGACCAAGGCTGCTTACCCGCTCAACAATGGCTTCCAGGGTGGAGCTTTTACGAGTGGTGACGGCAAGAACTTGTTTGCAAATGGTGCAACCGACGGGCATCCGACGGTTGCTGGAGGCTTTAACAGCAATGCCCCCTCAACTCTGTCGGATCTGAATGAGACTTCGCTTGAGCAGGCAGTGATTGATATCGCTGCGTTTACTGATCAGCGCGGCCTCAAGATTGCTGCCCGACCGAAGCGTCTCATTGTTCCTGCCAACAACATGTTTGTTGCGACTCGCGTTCTTGAGTCCGACAAGCGTGCTGGTACCGCAGATAACGATCTGAACGCTCTGCGAACGAACGGAAGTATTCCGGATGGGTGGCGGGTAAACCACTACCTCACGGATACCGACGCTTGGTACATCATCACCGATGTTCCGAATGGCATGAAGGGTTTCAATCGAACCCCTCTCCAGACGAGCATGGACGGCGATTTTGACACCGGCAATGTTCGTTACAAGTCGCGGGAACGATATTCCTTTGGGGTCAGTGATCCTCTCGGAATCTACGCTTCCAACGGCAGCGGTAGCTAGGTAACTGGGCGGGGGCTTTCGGGCTCCCGCCCTTCTTCTTTTTTCTTTTCGGAGCAAAGTATGGCTATCGAATATCGTGGTGAAAAATTTTCGGGTTATAACAAACCCAAGAGGACTCCGGGCAAGAACAAGAAGTTTGCTGTGCTTGCAAAAGAAGGAGAGAGCGTAAAGCTTGTTAGGTTTGGTGATCCAAACATGACAATTAAAAAAAGTATTCCGGCACGAAGGAAATCCTTTCGCGCTCGGCATAAGTGTGACCAGAAGAAAAGCAAGCTAAGTGCTGGCTATTGGTCATGCAAGAAGTGGTAAACCAAACTCGTCAGACTTAATCAGACAGTACGCGGACTGACGAGCTAGTTGCGTACAACGAGGTGATACAAAATGGGACAAACAACTTTTAGTGGTCCGGTAGTTTCTTTGAATGGGTTTGTAGATCGCGGACCTAATTTCGTTGTGAATATTACGGCAAACACAGAACTTACTGTTGCAGACCATGCGGGTAAGATTTTGCGTGTGAATGATGCAGATTGCAAAATCACACTTCCGACCATTAACGATAGTTCTGTTTCGGGTCCGGACACACCCAGTAATATTGGCTCCAAGTTTACTTTTTATATTGAAACGGATTCTACGGATCTTGATATTCTAACAGATGGAACTGATAAATTTGTTGGTTCTCTTAGCGTTGCAGGAACAACCCAGAATGCTTTTGCACCCGCCGCATCGAATGATGTAGCAACCTTTAATGGAACTACCACTGGTGGAGATAAGGGTAGTTATATCGAAGTAACGGCTATTGATGATAATGTGTATTTGATTCAGGGCGTTTTGGTTGGTTCTGGAACTGTCGCGACTCCCTTTGCGGATTCTTGATATATAATCACGGGGGCACCTTCGGGTGCCCCCTAATTTCCTATGCCTTACAAAATCAAGAAAACATCTGGCAGCAAGCCCTATAAGATCGTTGGACCCGATGGGAAGATCGTGGGTAGTTCTACGTCTAAGCGTAGCGCGGAGGCATCGATACGCGCACGGTACGCGGGCAAGGGGGCAAAGCGGAAATGAAATCGACCGGGATGACAGGCATTGAGAAGTTTCTTCTTGATGGGAATGAATCTTCTAATGTTGGTGCTGCCGCGCTAAGGCTCCCAAGACCGTATATAGGCAGAAGGATGAACGGGCATGGTCAGCCATCAGTTGACGCAAATCTAATACTTTCCAATCCAGTTTCTGGCATTGATGAGTATTCTCACGATACCAACACTCAGATTGATTCAGATAGACTTGAGGTGACCCTTGTTGATGGGACAAATCCTTATTCAAAAAATATGCTTGTTACAGGTGACGCTGACTATCGAAATGGAAGTAGCCAGAATCTAAATAAAATAGAAACCATTGAGACTTTAAATCAGCTTCAATTAAATTATGAAGCTTTGGGCAGTGGCTCTGCTGGTGACACTGTTTTTTCACAATCTGGATTGACTCCTTTGAGTAAAGGGTACGGAACGTATGGAGGGAAGCGTATTGCTACGCCTCCACCTTCCGGAAAACTTCATTGCAAGCTAGATGGTCTTTCTTCAAAGACAATTAACTACTCAAGTTGGGAAGTCGCCTATCGAACAGACTGGTGGCATTTTTATATATCAGGAACTGACGT